GCAGCGGAGGATGCCGCAGCACAGAAAGCCAATTTCGATGTCGCTGAGGAGAATCGGCTAGAGAAGCTGGCCGAGGATCGCATAAGGTTCGATAACAAGATGCGTGGTCTGATTATGACCGCGAACGAAAATGAAATCGGACTCGCTGAGGAGAAGCGCGACAGGTTGCTTGAAGAAGCAGCGCTACTGTATGAGGGGAGCGTCGAAGAGTTTGAGAAGCGAGCAGCAGACATCGAGGATGTTTTTGATGCGTCGGTCGCGAAGATCAACGAAGTCGGTGCGACTGCATTTGAAGAACTTGGTGAGGAACTCCGAACAGAGGTGATCAGTGAGTTCGCAACGTTGGTCTCGACCGGCGAAGCATCATTCGAGCAGTTGCTGCAATCATTCAAAACCAAGTTCATTGAGCAAGCTATACTTGAAATCGCGTCCAAACTCGGTGGCGCGTTGAAAACTTTCGGTGCGGGTCAGGGCGGTTATACAGGGTCATTCATCGGCGGTATCGGCGCGATATTCGCAGGCGGCGGTGCGCACGGTATCGCAACGGGTGCGGGGAAGACCTACAAGGTCGGCGAGCGCGGCCCGGAATACTTCACGCCAGGCGTGAAAGGTGTTGTCTCGCCCATGGGTGGTGGTGGTGGTAACCAGGTAGTGAATATCGAGGTGATCAATAACAGCGGTGAGCAGGTGAATACGGAGCAGCAGGAGATGGGTTCCGGTTTCGATCAACGGCAGATGATTCGGGTAGTGATCGGTGAAGTTGCTGCAGATATGGCTCGGCAGAATAGTCCGGTTGGATCAGCGATGGCACGTAGTTTCCACGTTCAACGAAGAGGGACAGCCCGGTAATGCCAAACCCAGTATACCCGACGACACTCAACCAGGACTTTCTTCTTGGTAGTAGCATTGAGTTCCAATCAAATACGATCACGTCAGCGACGGGTGTTGGCCCGCCGAAGTTACGGCGGCGCTACACCACTGTATTTGACAAAATCACAACGCCCGTGAAATACACTTCGGCAGAGCTGGTCATTTTCCGAACCTTCTTCAACACGACTCTGCTCAACGGATCTCTGAAGTTCGACTGGAAAGATCCTGACACCGGTACATTGAAAACCTACCAGTTTATGAATCCGCCAGCATTCACGGCGAGCGGAAATAAGATCTGGAGCGGGACTCTTACACTCACGGAGGTTACGACGTAATGGCAACCCTCTCTATCGCAGCTCTTCAGTCACTCAATGCTTCTCAGACCGGTGAGACATGGCTCGCCTTCGTGGATCTCGCCCATGCGTCCTTCCCCGCAACGCAGCGCTTTGTATTGAATACAGTGGATGTCGCGAGTGGCCCGAACTCGAATGCTTACATCGCGCTGCCGATGGACATCGAAATCGGTTCAGAAGGTGCGGATGCCTTTCGCGAATTACGTTTAGTTCTAGGCGTCGTTGATCAGACGCTGATCAACCACCTAGAGAATGCACTGCGTGATAATCCGGTGATCGTGGACATTTATTACGCACTCGGAAGTGATCCCACTACGATCATGGCTCAGAATACTGGCCTTGAGCTTCGGTCCTACACCACGAACGGGATTACGATAGAGGCAGTGCTCGCCATACCCTCCTGGGCGCTGGAACTCTTCCCCGGTATCCATATGAACAAGGAGCGTATTCCGGGGATCTTCCCGTGATCGAGCCGTGGGTGCTCAAGTACGTTGGCATTCCTTTTGAGACAGCTAAATGCTTTGGTCTCATCAAGCGGGTATACCAGGATCAGTTCGACATCGAACTGCCAGATTACGCCGATGGAACATGCGATGAAGAGAAAGATGAAATCGCGCGTATCATGGATGACGTCGCGTCACGATACACGAAAGTGCTTCCCGGCGAAGAGAAGCTCGGCGATGTTCTGACGTTCTGGGTTCGCAAGCCAGAGTTGGTAATGCACTGCGCTATGGTTCTAGAAGACGGTCTGATGCTGAACGCAACTAATGGTCGGCATTCAGAAGTAGTAACGTACCTTTCCGGCTTCTGGGCAAAACGTCGAGTAGGGATTTACAGACATGAGCAGCTCTGACAAAATCTCAGTCATCTTCGACCCTGATATCTTCGACTACTACAGTCGAAAGCGTGAGATCGTTGAGAAGGGTACCACGATCCAGCAGATCATGGATACCTACGAGTGGGACGACGACGATAACCTGACTCGCGTCACGATCGGTAACGACATCATTCCCCGTGACGTATGGACATTCGTCAAGCCGAAGTTCCCACTTGTGATTCGCCGCATCCCAGCAGGTATTGAATTGCTGGCTATGATGGTACTTGCCGCCCAGGCTGCGGCTGCGCAGGCTCTCACGGTGGCTTCCTTCGGCATACTCACGTCTAGTACGATCGGTGCTATCACAGCTACCATAGGTGTAGGGCTTGGCGTTGGTAGTGTCGGTGGATTTATTGCACTCAACGCGTTGGGAGCTGTCATCGGTTTCGGCCTGGCCGCAGGTATTAGCATGGCGGTGAGTGCTGGTCTTGGGGCACTTACGAAGCCGCAGGATCAGTCGGCACCTCCGGGTGTCGGTAAGCAAACATCGCCTGCACTCGGGGCGCTTGGTAATAACTCACGCCCGAATAGCCCGCTACCAGTACTGTACGGAAAGATGCGTGTGTTCCCGCCCTATGGTGCGAGTAGCTTCACGATCATTCGAGGCGAGGATACTGAGATCCGCGCCCTGTATCTGAATGGCTGGGGTACAATAATTATCAGTGATGAGCGGTTCGGCGATACGCCCGCGACCGCTTTCACGCTTCAGGAATTGACGTCCCGTGTCGGTGACGGCGACCTGACCGATGTCGATCTAACACCTTTCAACGAGCTTGTCAATGACTTACCAGTCAGCGCGCCTTTCAATGTTATCCCGAATGGTAACAGGGATGGCGGTATTAGTGGCGTGCCTGCGGTAACCAGCTGGGTCACGGTTACGTCGAAGGAAAACGCGAGAGAGATCGGTCTTGACTTTTCGATGACCGGGATCTATTTTGGGAATGAGAACGGCAAACCGCGTGCTGGTTTGTACTTTATTGAAATCCAGCATAAGAAGGTTCAGGATAGTGTGTGGATTGATTCCCCTGCTCTGATGACAGGTTACGGTGGGTACGTTTCACTTGTCAATGCTTCTCCCTCGTATACTCACATCGGAAGTAGCATGAGTCCGCTATTCAGGGTACAGGGTCAGTCGACCAATCCATTCCTTCAAGGTATGACGATCAAGGGATTGTCCGGTACTGACCAGTACAACGTCCGTGTCAGGCGGCTCGAAGGATACGCCGGAAATGCGCGACCGGGTGGTAAAGACAACTCGGTGTCGATCATGGACTTTACCTGGACACGGATAAAGACCTTCGCCGAAGGTACTCCAATTCGGGCGGATATGATCCCCGATCTGTCGACCACCGCGATTCGCGGGCTGCTCAAGGAGTTCTCGCAGGCCGGTAACATCAAGAATTATAACTTCATTGGTGAGAGAAAACTTCGTATCTATGATCAGGGTAGTGGTACGACATCACCGGATCACTGGGACTCGGATGATTGGAGTAGAAATCCCACGATCATAACTCGGAATCCAGCATCTGCATTACGCGACCTGCTACAGGGTCCTGCGTGCCCGCGACCGCGAACGGATGATCAGCTCGATATCCCTTCGTTTAGCGCGTTCTGGACTGAGTGCGACGAACAGAACTACTACTTCGATGCATACATCGATTTCTCCGCCCCTGCTATAGATCAAGCACGCGACATATGTCGTTCGGCCTTCGCCGACATTGATGAGATCGACGGCAAGATCACAGTCATTCTTGATGTTCTTCAGACCGTGCCGAAGGGGTTGATTGTTCCCCGTAACTCAGCTGGATTTTCGCTCAATTCCAGTTTTGTTTCTGTACCCCACGCCCTAAAGATGCAGTTCGTGGACGAAGAGGAGGGGTACGATTCGCAGGGGCAGCTCATCGTTTATGATGACGGTTATGGCGAGACTTCTAGCGGTGATATCAAAGCCGCAACGTTGTTTGAGCAGTTCACGATATTCGGTGTTACCAACCGTGCTCAGATCTGGAAGCATGGTCGCCGCCGCCTCCGCGAAGCACGGCTTCGCCCACGTACATTTACGGTATCGCAGGACATCGAAGCTCTGACATTACGTCGCGGTGATATGGTTCTTCTCGCGCATGACTACGCGCTTGTAGGTCAGCACTGGGGTCGAATCAAGAAGGCTGGTAAGTACACTCTGATCGATGGGCTCTTTGCAGTTCCCGGCGAGGGCTGGGTTGAAGGTACGGGTGCTGCAACACTTTCGGTGATTTACAATCCACAGACCGCCGTGTCCGGCGCGGCGATGCGCATCAACACAACCGGCACGGGTGAGTTCGCGGTATTAGACCTCAAGTCTCTTGTGTACAATAGTTTGGACAGTATCTTTCTTTGGGTTCGCGTAGTCAGCGCCGCTAGCTTATCGGCTACGGACGGCTTTCGCATACGGATCGACACCACCGGTGCTAGCGGTGGTTACGCTGAATGGCGTTGGGGTTCGGATGACCTGACCACGAACGAGTGGAAGTTGGTTGAGATGCAGCTCGGTCCAGGAGGCGGGGTTGATGTTATACCGGGGAATGCTTATGAGGTACAAAGTGGTAGGCAGTTCAACCCCACTAACATCACCGCATTTACTTTCAAGGGTAACTTTTCTGGACTAAACGGTATCAACCGACAGTTCGATGTTGACCAGCTGTTCCATGTAGATTACAGCTCACCATCGACTGTCGACTGGCTAGAGGTTGATCACCCGATTCAGTACGATACGGGTCAGGACTACCGGGTGCAGATCCGAACGGTGAATACGAGTACGCCGGGTATGTTGATACATGAGGAAAATTGTGAATTCCTTTTAGCGCAACCTACGCCGCAGCAGATTTATGATTGGATTTACCTATCTACGCCAATCTCAGCTAACCTACCTTCTGCGGATGACATCTTCACATTCGGTGTTCGCGCGCAGGAGATCATTGAGTGTCTGGTTCTTTCCATCAGTCGCGGTAAGGATCTAGAGCATATTCTAGAACTGGTTGATCACGCCCCGGAAGTTTACAATGAAGCTGCTATAGCACCAACGTTTGATCCGGGTACTACAAGCCCGGTTCCGGTAGCGTTCCGTTCTCCCGCACTACCTGATATCATTACTGTCGTTTCCGATGAGTCAGCTCTGAAACTAACTGATGAGGGTTCGATTGTTCCGAGAATCTTCATGCTTGTCGGTAAGGTACAGGGCATCGAGTTCAAGCCACCAGCGGATTCGTTTCAGGTGCAGATTCGACAGAGCGGTACAGCGCTCGCGCCGTCTGTGATCGAAGGTGATCCTGATATTGACGTGGATGTCATCGGCCCTTGGAGATCGTTGGCTGTCTATAACGCGGTGGCGGGTGATATCATAATTATCAACGATGTTGACGAAGGTTCGACCTACGACATCCGTATTCGAGCGATTGCTGAAAACCAGGCTGGTGAGTGGGCCTATGTCTATGAGCACACGGTAGTAGGTAAAACCAGCGCCCCCCCGGATGTCGAGACATTCGTAATCGAGGGTTTTGGTGACGCGGCGTATCTGAACTGGACAATCGAGAACGAGCCTCTTGATCTCGCGGGTGTTGTTATTCGTCATCTCCCTGGCCTCACCGCAACGGATTGGGAACAGGCCGTTTCACTTTTCTCGGATAACCCGGCTGATACAGAGTCGCCGGATACAGTGATCCCGAGTGGTCCTGTATCAATCGCGAATTCTCCGCGAGGTGATCGCACTTATCTTATCCGGTCAATCGACAAGGCTGGAAATATGTCGGATGGCGTTGCGCGACTGACGGTATCACTCGGCGATTATCCGTTGATCAACGCGCTCTCATCGGTAGACCACGACGCCCTTGGATATAAGAACATCCGTTATAACATGTCGGTCGCTTCCGGTGACCTGAAGAACGCTAGTGTTGGTGGTATATTCTGGGCGGATGGTGCGAGCCTTCATTGGGACCAAGTCAATCCCCTCGTAACAGTATATTGGGGAACCGTGTATTTCACGGGTACTTATAAGACTGGTAGGTTCATGGCTGCGGCTGATCTCCCCGCAGGCATTATTCTAGAGCCAACCGTCACCGGTCCTAACTGGAAGATTGAGTATCGGGTAGGCACGCTGGCTCAGACATTTTCGATGGACGGCGTGGTTGCCGCGACTGGTTGGAACGCCGATAACGGAACTATGGCGGATGAAGCCGTGATCCTCCAGGAAGGTACGGGATCACTCAAAATTACGTCGAACAATACGAATGAGGTTATCGTATACGCCGATGCACCGAGTTTCACGAATACACTAATGCATGACGCATGGATTCGTGTCTCCGTTCGGATAGAAGATGTCACGAATCTGATGACAGCCACGGATGGTTTTCACATAATTATCGCTGGCACTTATGCTTCCGGGGCTTCCGTGTGGCAGGGACGGTACGAGTATGGAACCGATGATGGTTTCGTCAATGCGACCTGGATCGACATCTTCGCGGATACCACTAAGGACTTCGACTCGATGGATACCGCGACCCAGGCGGATGTAGATTGGGGTGACGTGACTGATGTCAAGTTCGTATTCAATACGGCGGGTACTCCAGCATCGAGCAAGGTTATGTATCTCGATGATGTTCGTCTTGAGAACTGGGGGCCGCATCACTCATGGCTCGGTTGGCCTGGGAAGCTCGACATCGCGGAGGATGCGTTTTATGGTTTCCGTCTGACGTCCTACGGTGGCGTTACGCAGGGTGTTGTGAGTGCGTTCAACATTCAGTTTGATTACCCGGATGTGACTCAGCGAATCGAAGACGCTGTGATCAATATCGCGGGTACTACGCGCCTCACTCTCACGGAGACATTCCGCGAGATTACGCACGTGACTACCGCACTTCAGGACGATGCTCATGCGGGCTTCGCCACTATCGTAATGGATAAGGGAACGGGTGGACCGCCACTGACCGGTGGGCCGTTGATCGAAGTTCGTAAACAGGATAACACCCTTGACACAGGTCTAATTGACGCTGTGCTGATTGGATACTAAAGATGGCAACTGGAGTTCCTAGCCTTCCCGCAGGTGGATACTGGAGCAACGCGGCACGAACGAATGCGAATATTCAGCAGGCTGGCGAGGATATAATTTCCTACGCACGCTCGTTGTTCGGTGGGTCTACACCCACTACGGTGACTCTCGTGACGGGCGTAGCCTCACCCGCGATTGAGGTTGGAACACTCGAAATCGTATCCCAGGTTGGCGGTGTCGCGGATGATCTGGTTACGATCACGACTACGAACCTTGATGACGGTTCGGTCATCCTGATTCTCCCGAAGAATCCCGCGACAGAGCCGATCACGATAAAGAGCACTGGAAATATCGACACGCTCGATGGCGCTGAAGTCATTCTTCAGACCACGGATGCAGCACTTACCGCAGACGGGATGATACTGCAGCGAGACGGTGCGAACTGGGTCGAACGATCACGGATACTAGAGAACAAGCCTATCGCGCATCGGGCACTTTTAGGACTCGGAACCGCCGCTGTCCTGAACACTGGTACGGGCGTGAGTGATCTCCCCGATACCGCCGACATCCTTGGGAAGCAGTCGATCTACGTTCCCGTATCGAGTATGTATGAGCCAGCCACTGCAGGTCGTCAGACCGCAGGTGGTCTTACGGTAGTTGATCCCGATGACGCGGACAGTCCTTCCCGCCGCGCGCGATCGTTTGATCCAACTACCATCGAGTCGATGGAGTTTGACCTCGCCATGCCGAAGTCGTGGGACGCCGGTAACATCCAGTTCGTCGCGCACTACTATCACGAAGGCGGTCAGGCGGGCGGTAAGGATGACGTGAAGTGGGGGATGCGCGCGGTCTGTCGTTCGGACGGTGACGCTATCGCCCAGGACTATGGGACCGAAGAGGGCGTGGTCTCGGTCGGCGCGACGGCGGATACGATCTACCACTCAACCGAAGATGAGTTCACGGCGGGCGGCACGCCTGCGAAAGGTGATGTGATGTATGTCCAGATTTCTCGGCTTCATTCCGGGGTAACGAACGACATGAACATCGACGTGTCGCTGCTCGGTGTCC